GTCCCTTTTGTAACAACATCTTCAGATTCTCCTCCAATGACTTCTCACGGCCAACCGTACGTAGTTCCATTTTAGGCTCGAGGAAACCGAAAGCGTTCTTTCGCTGGCCAACCTCGACCATTTCCTTTATGTCAAGTTCCGTTCCCGAACGGGAGGACGCTACTGCGTCGGCGAACTCATCGAACACCACCAGCGTTTTCCATGATGCCCTCGATTTAGCCCTTTCCTGCATATCCTGTACGAGCTCTTTCATCTTGGCCTCTATTTCTTCTATATCATTATAGACCTTTATGTATTTCTCGGAGGAATAATTACAGAACTCGTATTTCGGATCGAAAATTACGATGTCCCGGATACCGGCTAAGCGGGCGTATTCTATCGTGGATATGATACACACGGATTTACCGCTACCGGTAGCTCCGCAAATCAAGGCGTGAGGCGTGGAGTTGTTATCGAGATCCCACACCACGAGCCTTCCGAAGTTATCCGTTCCTATGGGAATCCTCATGCCGTCGATATACTTCTTGTCCCAGTACAAGGACTTGGTTCTTTTCTTCGGTGATTCTATGGAGAGGTAGGATTTTCCCTCATACACCATAAGCTCGTTACCCATCCTTATGGATGGCACGTCCAGCGCGTTCGCTATGTCTAGCTTGTATTTCATCACTGTCGTGATCTTTGTCCCAGCGGATACCTCTAGCAGATACGTGTCTGACGAGTACCCGTTAATCTCCTTGGCCACGTTCACGATCACCCCGAATGTCCGTAGGATATGCTCTATTTTCTCGCTGTTTGTCATATTACTATTGGATAAATCATATTGAATGAATGAGGAAGCGTTCCTCTTGAACTCGGATATTACCTTGGGGTTTACCGATCCAAGGGAAGCGTCCCGTATTTTTTTCTGTCTCTTCGATATCAATTCCTTCTTTGACTCGGGCACGTTGAAATCATCGACCTCCGCTATCAGCGTCTTGGCCCAGAAATTATAAAGCTCGGCCCTGTCCACGAAGTTGTCGCTATCGTTGATCATGTACACGTAATCCGGATCGGACACGGCCTCTATCATCCTTTTTAGCGGCTCGTACAATATGGCCTCGTAAAGCTTCCTCGTGTCGTTATCGAGATTGATCACGAATTTCTTCAACTGGGAGGAGCCGTCCTTGTTTTTCGAGATCTTGTTCTCCACGAACCATACCTCGTCAACATTCTCCCCGAAGCGGGACTCATAGCACTTGACGTAGGTCATTGCCTGTTTCCCGCAGATAAACGTTAGCTCATCGTCATCGGTGAACTTGGCCCTTGACTTATGGTCTATGATGACCGTCCGACCGCTTTCCGTCCTTATCGCCAAGTCTAGCCTAGCGTGGCAGGGTAGGGGGATGTCCACCCCGTTTATCGTTACCCATTCCTCGCACCTTGATTCCACGGCGATTATCTCCTTGATACCGGAAAGATAGATATCCTTCTCCCCGTAGAAGTTATTGATAAGCCTCGTGGCGTTCTTGGTGGCCTCGATCTTGCATTCCTCTACGGTAGGTGTCGTTTTCTGTATCTTCCAATCATTCGGGTGTACCTCCTCTATGTATGAGAACGCTACCCTCTCCATTTCCGTGATCGGTATTATCTGCCCCTTGCGCTGTAGCTCCATGAAGAAATACTCCAAGGCCGAATGATAGGCGTTACCCGCTACCGTGCTGGAGGATGATCTGGATCTTTCCCGGTAAATCTCCCGTTTCTCGAACTCCTTCTCGTTCCGGGAGAAAGAGGCTACCTTGCTGTAACTCCAAGAGTCAATAAGGTAGTTTGATAAATGCTCCTCCAGCTCGGCGTTGGTATAGGATGAGTACTTGTTCATGGCATGTCCTCTTTGTTTTTGCCCTTAGACTGTCTCATCGCCTCCTTTTTTTGATCGACATCTTTCTTTGTCTCACGAATTGGAAGGATTAGATCGTTTACCGTGGTATCCCCGTCCTTTAACGCTTGTATGATCCCGATCAGCATGGCGATCTCGTCGGGGCCTATCTGATTGCTGGTCTGTTTGCCGCATAGCTTAATGACCTCCTCTTCCGTTATGGCGTATTCGTTCTTGAACTTGTTGATGATATTAGTTCTCGTTTTTAATATCTTGTCAGCGTCGGATAGATCCCCCGTGATGAATTTTTGGGCGGCTTGATAGACCCTGTCCACTATGGCCTTGGGGATAACGGCGAATACGGAATTGCGATAAGCTATGGAGTTGGCGGCGTTTCCCGTTACGGTAATCATGTCGTCTGAGTAACGTTTCCCCTTGCTATCCACTATGCTCCTGCGAACCTCGAACGCGGACGCTACGTTTGTCTCCAGATCCCAGCATGTACCCCTGCTGATGATCTGCTTGTCCGTTATCTGGATAACCTTGGCCTCAGTCCTGATATTACCCCAATTGGATACGATTATCTTGGCGAGGTGTACGGATGGCCCAGTAATAGGTTTCCCTCCTCTTGGCAAGGCATAACTGCATGACCTTGCCGTGTCTTGATTCATCGTGGCCATTACCACGGAATTATCAATACTCCTTCTGATATCCCTAGGATATCTTTTCGCGGTCGCAACTTGTGAGTCCACGTTTGCTCTCTCAACCGCATCTACCTGTAAAATTTGTACTTCATGGCTTTCTACTGGAAGTACCTCGTAACTGCTTGATTCCATGATTATTTATTTTGAATGATTTTCTTTACCAATATAAAGTGCTGGTTTCCCAATCTCGTTGATACCGATCGTCCTCGGATTCTGTTTCCTCCTCCCCGTCGTACTCCGGTTCGCCGTCGGGGTCTTTGATGTAGATGTCTCTCATTTATCTGATTCATAAGTCATAATCACAATCTGATTGATTACAATAAATACTGATACTATGCCAAATATCAGTAAATGGATATGAGAAGGTTTTTCATTCCATTCGAAGATTGCGACTATTGAGGCCAGTCCCAATATTGTAGCTAAGACCATCCTAAAAGTAAAGATGGTAATGCTCTTTATGGCCCGGAATATCTTCCATAACCATGCTTGGTTTCTCTTTATCATATGTTGTTGATTTAAATTTCTTGATGTGAAAAGGCCTCATATCCTCACGGACGGAGACCTGCTTTGTAAATTGTGACTGATTTTCTGATTGAATAAGCACCCGTTAGGGTGAAACGTGCTCCCTGCCGGGCTTGAACCGGCGACCTTCCGCTTATGAGGCGGCTTCTCTTACCTACTGAGATAAGGGAGCGTTTGCCCGTCTTTCCGGGCCGCCAACATTATGAACCGCCATGTCATCACCGTCACATTCCACATGATTTTGTGGAACCTCCACCTCGATAAATACTCTTTGGACTCATTTCGGATTTACCATACCATTTTTATCTACTACTCTATCGGCTTTCCCATCTTCGGACAGGCCCGACATCCGTCCTCGATTCGGATAGAGTGGTGCGTTCATTGATACAAGATTGTGGATGTATCCGGACTCGAACCGGAAATGGTGGTGTTTTTGCGGCCCCCGATTTTAAGTCGGTTATTCCTAGTATGTCTCGCAAGTTGCAGGTTTTATGCTGTTATCTTGGAATTTTGCACCTTACATACTGATTAGCGTTTACCAATTTCGCCATACATCCGTTTGCCGGGGAATCCCACCCCGGCACAGTTTAAGTAAAAACTAATATTCCCTAATTGCCTGCCTCACGGCGGTATATTAAGGTCTTGGTTGTGAAGTGTATAATAATTAGCAATGTGATTTAAGCGTGGTAGCCGGGGGAACTCGAACCCCCTGTAACCCTGAATAATAATATGAATTTATTATGGTTAGCTACCTGCCCTAGCCATTTCCTAGGGTGGGATTCTTCTTTCTTTCATTTTATAAAACTTGGTTATTAATAGGTCTATCGGTTTTATTCATTTTTCTTCCTCTATTGTATCATCCAATAACTTATCGATAGCCATGATAACCTTATCCGGCAACTCCTTGGCGGTATCATTAGACTTGAGATATTCTATAGTTCCGCCTATTCCGATAATCATCAGTATATCCCTTTTAGAGGGGATGAACACCAGCAAAAAAATAGGGATTGATATATAGGCGGCACATTTGATAGCCATGTTCTTAAACTTGGAATC